GAAGTGTCAATGACATTTCCTATAGAGTATCAGACTGATGATAAGAAACCATGGTCAATATGGGTCTTAGGTGATAAGAACTATGTGGGTGTAGATTATCAAGAAGCATGGGATGTCATACAAGGCAAGAACTTTGAAGAAAGATTTAAGTTGGGTGCGAAGAGAGTGTATCTTGAACCTGGAGATGTACTAGCATATCAGGGATGTAATGCTATACATTGGCGAGATAAGTTAGTAGGAAAATTCTCTAGACATATCTTTGCCCATTATGTAGATGCCAATGGACCATTGTATGCAGGATGCCCTGATCTAAATGCTGATGGTCGTCCTAGTGTGTATCATGATCATGATCACAGCACGATGGCAGAAAAAGTAAAAGATGAATACGGAACTGAATTATGCAAAAGAGGAAAGGTTGCCATGAGAGCATGTGCTAACATAACAGATCCTTATACAAACGAACCAATATTACATGACGATTTTTAATAGAAACAAAGTAAACTTCCTAAAAGAACCAATGTTCTTTGGACAAGGATTAAACACACAGCGATACGATGAGTTTAAATATCCCATCTTTGACAAACTTACACAAACACAATTAGGATACTTCTGGAGACCCGAAGAAGTATCATTACAAAAAGATAGAAATGATTACCAGCAACTGAATGATGCACAAAAGCATATCTTCACTTCTAATCTTAAATACCAAACATTATTAGATTCTGTACAAGGTCGTGGACCAGCGATTGCTCTACTACCTTATACAACCCTTCCAGAGTTAGAAGCATGCATTATTGCGTGGGACTTTATGGAAACAATACATAGTCGTTCTTATACATACATGATTAAGAATTTATATCCTAATCCCAGTGATGTATTCGACACGATTCTAGACGAAGAAGCGATACTAAAAAGAGCAAAAAGTGTTACAAAATCATACGATGACTTTATTCACACCGCACGACGATATGAAGTAGGACATAAGATTGATAAAGAAGAGTTATACACGAAACTATATCTAGCATTAATAAGTATCAATATTTTAGAGGGGATTCGTTTCTTTGTCTCTTTTGCCTGTACTTTTGGATTTGGAGAACTTAGATTAATGGAAGGATCTGCTAAGATCATATCCTTAATTGCTCGTGATGAGTCACAGCATCTAGCAATCTCACAGCATATACTTAAGAATTACCAAAAGTCTGAGAATGACAAAGTAATGCTAAAAGTAATTAAAGATCAGCAAGATACTGTGTACAAGATGTACGAAGAAGCAGTTGAACAAGAGAAAGAATGGGCAGAATTTTTATTTCAGAAGGGAAGCATGATAGGACTGAGTGCTTCCCTTTTGGGTAGTTATGTAGAGTTCATTGCCAATAAGCGATTAAGAGCAATTGGAATGGATGCTATATATGATATATCCCAAAACAATAATCCATTACCATGGACGCAACATTGGTTATCTAGTAGAGGATTACAAAATGCTCCACAAGAAACTGAGATTGAATCTTATGTAATGGGTGGGATTAAACAAGATGTGACAAATGAAACTTTTAAAGGATTTAAATTATGAGCAGAGCATATGACAAGGTAGTAAACATTCAAGAAGGACCAATGACTGATGTAGCATTTCCTAATGGTATTGAAGATACAAAAGATGTTTTACGAAGGGAGATTATCACCACAAGAGTGGTTGATGGTTATTTAACTGAAGAAAAGGTAGTAAGAGAATACACAGTATTTGGTGACTACAATGATGTGACAACGATCAGAAGAATAATAGAGGTGAAAAATGCCTAAGAAAAAACAAGCAGAAGTTGTGATCTATAGTAAAGACAACTGTCCTTATTGTGTAAGAGCAGAAGATGCTGCAAGATCACAAGGATTTACCATAGAAGTTAAGAAACTGGATGAGGACTTTACCAGAGAGCAACTCTTTGAAGAGTTTCCTGAAGCAAGAACATTTCCGCAAATCATTTTCAAAGGAGAAAAGATAGGTGGTTATGATGCTTTAATCGGTCAAATCAATAAGGTACAAAGAACCTAATGTCAACATTGAGAGATAACTATTCTAGATATCTTATACATTGTGATGAATGTGATGCTGATTGTTCTATTGAACACAATCTGCGATTACCTTATCAATTACATTTTTGCCCATTCTGTGGCAGCCAACTAGATCTGGAGGAAGGAGTCGACGAGAACGAAAGTTATTACGACGAATAGATGAACATTGTTGGCATAGATTATGCCATGGGTTGCCCAGCAATCTGTGGTTATACAGGTGGTGAGTTCACCTTTGAGAACTGCACCTTCCATTATCTTATAGATAAGAAAAACCCACCATTCGCGAATAACATTATTGGGGACACAAAACCTGATTATGTCTCACAAGAGGAGCGATTCGATTGGATATCAACATGGGCACTATCTCAAGTGCTATGTTACAAACCCGATCTAGTTGTGCTAGAGGACTACAGTTTCGGAAGTAAAGGACGAGTGTTTCACATTGCTGAAAACACTGGACTGCTAAAACACAAACTGTTTAAGACGAATATTCCCCATATGGTAGTAGCACCTACAAGGATAAAGAAATTTGCTACTAACAAAGGGAATGCAAACAAAGATCTAATGTATGAAAAGTTTACAGAACAAGAAGGCATAGATCTCAAAAAACTATTAGATACAGAAGTAGAGCATCCTATTTCTGATATCATTGACTCATTTTACATAGCGAAATATGGATATAGCGAACTTATTAGACAAAGCGAACTGTCTATGCGTGATGAAACCAATCTCTCCGAGTGAGGAAGAGGTTGAATCTCTCATAACTGAAGCGACTAATTCTCTGACTCATTTTTACAATGAGTTTGCACCAGATGCTCCTAAAGAACTTAACTTTCAGCAAGACGCATACTTCTCTACAAACTACATCAACTATAACCTAGAACAGAACATTGCTATAACTCCACCAAAATTACATAAGAATAATGCCCATCTAGTTCCCATGCTCAACTCAAAGATTGTAAGAGAGTTTATGTCAAAGCATTTCAATCTAGAATTAGATTTTGCTTGGTCTGAATATGGTTGGAGAAATCATATCCTATGGCATGTCGATTATGCACCTGATGGCAAAGAGGAATATACAGATCCTCTCATACTACCTTTATCTTCTGATTGGACTTTTGCTATCAAAAGTAAATCAGGCAAAACACATAAACTTATAGTTGAGAAATACAAACCATTTATCTTTGATGCTTCACTACTTCATTCTGTAGAACTAGATAAGCAACATCCAGCCAAGTTCCTATCCCTTAGATTCTTTGGTAATTTCAGATCAATCGTAGAACACTACAAAAATAATTTGTAAAAAGACTTTACGACACCCCTCGTTTTTTAGTATCATTATAATACTAGGAAAAAACATTAAAGGAGTGAATATGTCAAACTTAGCAAACGAAATGATCCTCGAAAGAATCTTCGACGATGTCTCAGAAATGAATACAGGTTCTATCTTAAGAGAACTAGAAGGTGGAATGTTCTCAGGAATGTGTGAATCTTTCGATATGAGAGTAGCATTGACTGATAGAAATAAAGTCATTGATCTACTCGTTAACAAAAGATTTGAAGAATTACCAGATGGTCCCTTTTAATAAAAAAGGGTTTACCACACTGGTACTTTTTTAGTATGATTAACTTGATGATTGATAAACTGATAACGGAAATTGCTAGTCTGCTATGGGATCGGGATCAATCAAGAATCAAAAGTGAGGTTTCTGGCGTCTTCGGACTAGGGCAAAATGCCACTGTTAACCTTATACAAAGTGAGGTTTCTGGCGTCTTCGGACTAGGGCAAAATGCCACTGCTAACCTCACACCCTTTTTTAATTTATTATGTAGGAGGGAAAATGAAAGAACTTGAAATAACAAAATTAAACCAAGACTACTTTGATAAGACTATCAAAAAGTTGAGAGCGATTGATAGTGAGATCAATAAAACCAATAAGATGCTACAAATTGCCTTTGGCATTTACTTGTTTGCATCAGGTTTCTTACTAGCAGTCATTATGTTTGACTTAGGTATCATGGTCTTATGATCAAAGTTATCTACTTAGATATGGATGGAGTACTCGCTGACTTCAAATCTGGAGTCGCGAAGATGCTTTCAGTAGTAATAGAAAATGACCATCAAGGTCATTTGGCATATGATGCTCAAAAAGAAAAACTGACTTCACATAGATTATTCAGACATTTGGATGTTTATCCAGATATGTTTGAATTGGTGCAGTTCTGCAGATCACTTAAAGATAGTCATGGTATACGAACTGAGATTCTTACAGCAACAGGATCTATCAATAGAGAGATCGTGGTTAAAGACAAAAGAGAATGGATTGACGAATGGGTTGATCCCAACATGATCGTCAACTGCGTAGAAAAAGGTGGTTCTAAAAGAGGTTATGCTCAACCTGGATACCTGCTAATTGACGATAGGAAATCAAACATAAAATCATTTACTGATGTTGGTGGGTTAGGAATCTTACATATCTCGGGAGATTCTAAATCCACCATTAATCAAATCAAGTCTATGCTTGATCCTGATTATGATCCTAATCAAAAGGAACTTTTTTGAATACACGTGAAAAATCTGTTGCCAGAGAAACATCATGGATAGTATTTTCTGGCACAGTTATTAATTTCCCTTTACAACTTGCATGTCTCTACCTCATTATAGATGTATGGGGTATTATCAGTGCATTTTGGATTGGAGTTTACACTACATTAATGATGACTGTATTCGCATGGTTGCGAGTATATGCTGTGAGGGATTATCATGACCGAAAAGAAAAACGAAAACGAATGTCTTGATTGCGGATATAAATATACTAGTCCTTTGAATAATGACACATGTATAGAGTGTCAACAAACAGGGGATAAGGAAAGATATGCCGAACCAGAATATCAAGTTGCCTAGATACGCAGTCTTTGCTAAACCAAGAACATCATCTGTAGCATTGACACAGGTAATGTTAAGAATATGGGAAACAAAGAACAATCGTAAACTATCGTTTGATGAAACTTTCTGGTCATCTGGACGTGCTGTACAATTATATAAAGAAGGAACTAATAACTTCTTCAATGAGATGCCAGAGGGTTATCCTCCCTTTAAACTAGAAGCATGTATGGTACTACCTCAGCATACTCGTCATCTAGAAGCATTTGTTCATAACAACGATTACATTCCCATATTCATTGAACGAGATAACCTCGAACTCTTAACTAGTTTTTATATATCTAGTCTATCACACTTCCATGACTTCCATGCTTTTAAAAGCAGGAATTTTATGAAACCAAGAATAGAAGGAACTAGAGAAGAAGAATTCTTTTCATGGTCTATAGATGAAAGATTAGAACGAATGAAAGAAATTGTAAACATAGTTTTAACATTTTGTGACAGGGATAAACAAATGCGAAAACTTTTTCCGAACCATATAGTCTTAGATCATAAAGATATCAAAGATGATATAACAAAGGCATTACCAATGCTGAACATTGAAGTAGAAGAAGAGATGTCTTTTAGATTAAGAGTCAAAAAATCTGTTCCTTTTGATATACCAACTGAAGAACGCATAGCATTAGCAGAATTTGCAGAGTTGATTGTATGAACCCAGATTGTAAAATAGAATACAGAGATCACATAGGTATCTATGAGAATGCACTTACACCTCATCAATGCGATGATTTGATCAAGCAGTTTCAGTTTAGTAAAGATGCTGGTCAAACTAGAATGCGATCAGAATACGATCCTTCTCCATCGACTAGAAAGAAAGATGAGTCCATGACTATGCTGGGATGGCAAGAATGGCAAGAAGAATCCAAAGTCACTTGGCACAATCAAAAAGATTTTATAGAATACATGGAAAATGCTATTGTAGGTGATTACATTAATCAATATCCTGTACTCTCTGAAACGCAATATAGAATCTTTCAAGGAAAGGTACAAAGAACTATTCCTGGAGAAGGATATCATATTTGGCATTGCGAAGTAGTAGGATCAAAAGGTGAGGATAGAGATAGATTCTTAGCATGGTCAGTATTTCTTAACGATGTAGAAGAAGGTGGAGAAACTGAATTCCTACATCAGTCAGTCAGATTTAAACCAAAGGCAGGAACAGCAATCGTATTCCCTGCTTATTTTACTCATATGCATAGAGGTAATCCACCATTGAGTGGCGAGAAGTTTATAGCAACAGGTTGGGTTGAATACTTTTAGGACTTTACGACACCCCTCGTTTTTTAGTATGATATAAAGACTATAAAAAAAGGAGTAATTTATGGAAGAAATAAAAGCAATGCTTCAAGAGATTCTTGATAAGCAAAAGGAGCAAGATAAAGATCTTGCTAAAATTCACGATCTAGTTGATCAAATTGACAACAGGGTATAAAGATGACAATACAAGAATTTAAAGATATTGTTCAAAGAGACAGAGAGTGGAGAGATACTGCTCCAGGATATACCGAATCAGTGGTAGAAGTAAAAGCAAAATCTTCTGACGAAACTTGTTGTTGTGGGGAAGATAACTGCCCAGAGTCTTATGTACATTGGACTTCTGGATTTTAAACTATGCCTATGATCTTTAGACCAGATACCATGCGATATTCCATGGTGGGTAAAAAACGCAAGAAGAAGAAACTTCTTCCTTCTACAGCATATCGTCCAGATTTCAAACCATCTAATCCAGTTGAAAAGAGTGGGTTAGATCTTTATAATGAAGAACGATCTACGAAACAATATGCGTCTTATGATTCTGGTAAGACAGGAGCATTAACACCTAAAGAAGAACCCAAAGTGGTTGAGGGTGTAACAATTGCTCCTGCTTATAATAAAGGTGCATATCAAGTCATCCCTAGAGATGAAGTCAAACATATAGGCAGATAATATGAATATGAATGTAGAATTAGCAATAACAATGATCGTATTGTTCATCGTATGGATTATAGTATGGATGTTTTTCTTTGATCCAGATGACAGAACAACAAAACTCAGAAGAGAAAGAAAGAAAGCATTTAAACAGGGTGACTATGAAAAAGGTCATGCAATCAACAAGGAGTTCGACAAATGAAACAAGGTAAATTTGAATTCGCGAAAGTACCTGTTTGGGCAAAGATATCATATGCCCTCTCAGGTTTGCTTATCATACTAGGATTGTTCAATGCTAGAGAAATCTATCAAGTTGAAATGTACTTAGAAGAATTGCAACTAAGGCAAGACATGTATTCAGAAGAGATA